CAAGAAGATCCGCAAGGTGATGAGTGAGTATGGCAAGGGCAAGCTGCGTTCAGGCAGCAAGAAAGGCCCTGCGGTGAAGAGCCGCAAACAAGCCCTCGCTATCGCCCTTTCGCAGGCTGGCGTGGCACGTAAACGTCGCCGTAGCAAGTAATGGCTAAGCGTGGTCTTTATGCCAACATCGCTGCCAAGCGCAAGCGCATCAAGGCGGGCAGTGGCGAGCGCATGAGAAAGCCCGGCAGCGCTGGAGCGCCTACGGCAGAAGCGTTTCGGCGCTCAGCCAAAACCGCCAAGCGTCGCCGTAAGCGCAAATGATCGAGTATCGGGGCGAGAAGTTTGCGGGGTACAACAAACCGAAGCGCACTCCCGGCCACCCAAACAAATCCCACGCGGTTTTAGCGAAGGAAGGCGACCGCGTGAAATTAATTCGTTTCGGCCAGCAGGGTGTGAGTGGTTCACCCAAACGTGCTGGAGAGGGTACGGCTGCGCGCAAGCGCCGTGAGGCCTTCAAAACCCGTCACGCCAAGAACATCGCCAAGGGCAAGATGAGTGCTGCCTACTGGGCCAACCGCGAAAAGTGGTAAACCCAGCCCCCACCAGCGATCTCAGGGGTAACCTAGGGTACTAGACGACAGCACTGGGGCGCCTGTGATCGACTACAACACGTATCCGGGCCGCGATTTTACGCGCAACACGGGCACCGCAATCGAGGGTCCCAGCAGCGACCCCAGCGAGCTGACCAATGCGGTCTACGCAATGATCCCGCGCTGGGACCCCATCGACATCTGCATGGGCGGCACCCGCGCACTGCGCGACCAATGCGAAAGGCTAATTCCCCGCGAACCCCGCGAGGACGCCGAAGCCTACGAACGCCGCATTTTCCATGCCACGCTCCCCCCTTTCTTGCAGCGCCTAGCTTCCCAAGCTGCGGGCCTAATTTTGCGCAAGGGCATCCAGCTTGACGGCGACCAGTATTGGCAGGACTGGAGCCGCAATGTTTCTGGCGATGGCACCACGCTCAACGCTTTTGCCCGCCGTCTGCTGGAGGTCGCCATTTTGTATGGCCACAGCAGTGCGCTTGTTGACTTTCCTGCTGGCAGCCAACCCCGCACTTTGGCTGAGGAGCGTGCTGACAGCACCCGCCAGCCCTACCTAATCATGGTCAACCCCAAGCAAATTTTGGGCTGGCGCACGAACGACCAACGCCCGCAGAGCGAGTTAACCCAGGTCCGCATCCGCGAGTACGTGGCGCTGCCTAAGGGTAATTTTGGCGAGGACATCGAGGAACAAATCCGGGTGTTGTACCCCGGCCGTTACGAGGTCTGGCGCCGCAACGAGGCATCAGCGGGCCAATGGGAAATTCTGAACTCAGGCACTACCAGTCTCGACACAATCCCGCTGGTCTCGGTTTATAGCAACCGCCTAGGCAATTTGCTTAGCACCCCACCGCTGCTTGAGGTGGCGTACCTAAACATCAGCTATGCGCAGCGTTTCTGCGACTACATGCACGCCATCCACACAGGATCAATGCCAATCCTGACGATGCGCGGCTTCGACCCCGATGGCGACACGCCCATCGGCATCTCGGTCAACACCGCAGTTTTGCTGCCCCCTGACGGCGGCTGCGAATATGTCCAACCCACCAGCGATGCCTTTGAAAGCCAGCTCAAGTGCCTCGAAGCACTGGAGGACCAGATCAGCCGCCTCGGCATCAACACGCTGACGCAGCAAAACGTGACCAACGCTGCTGCCGAATCCAAGCGTCTGGACCGCATCGACAGCGATTCCATCATGGCGTTGATCGCGGGCGACCTCCAGCGTGCACTGGAGGAAATGCTGCGCATCGCCGGCGAGTACGCAGGCGTGGAGCCCCCCAAGGTGATCATCGAGCAGGACTACGAAAACCGCCTGATCGACGGCAACCAAATCACGGCGTACCTGCAGCTCTACATGCAAAACGCCATTAGCCAAGAAACGCTGCTCCGCATCCTGCAGCAAGGCGAGGTCCTCCCACCCGAACTCGACATCGATGCCGAGCTGGAGCGCACCGAAGAACAGCAAGAGGAGGCCCTTGCGATGGAGCGTCTCAACGCGGGCCCCGACATGGCGTTCCAGGCCAGCGAATCTGACAATGCAGGCCAAGGCGAATCGCTCAATAGCCAGACCCTGCCCACCCCTATGCGTAGCGGGCGCGACGAATGAACCACCACCTCACCTGGGAAGAAGTCCGCGACGAATACTTCCGCGACGCGGCGGTACGTGAGGCCTACGATTCTGGCGCATACATGCCCGTCGCCCGCGACCGCAATGCCGAGCGTGCACGACTGGAGCAAACCGTAGACGGCTACAGCGACGCCAGAGCGCATGACCCCAGCTGAAGCGTACATCCGCGCCCTTGCCGAAGCGGTCACGCGGCAAGAGGACATTATTGCTGACGACACGCGCCGCGAGCTGCTGGAACTCGCGTACCGTCTCCGCGTTCTCCTACTAAATCTGCCCGACGGTGCACTGGAGCGCCAACTTGCTTACACCCGCCTCCGCCGCCGCATCTACGCCGAAATCCAATACACGATCAACCGCATCTTTCCTGCGCTCGCCAACGCACTGGAGCCCATCGAACTGTTGACGCTCGACGCTGCTGGCGCATTGTTCGATGTTGCCGCACCATTGCCACGAAATACCGCGCAGCTGCTGTCAGAAACTCGCATCCGCTTCCAAAGCCTCAACAGCCTATTCACGTTGCGCGTAGCGACTGGGGCATCTGACTTTGCTGCGCAGCTGTTTCGCTTGCTAGACAAGACGGTGCAGGCAGCGTTTTTACAGAGCGCGACCACGGCCGAGTTAGCGGATCGCGTGGTGCAGGTGCGTGTCCGCGGTGACCGTCGCACCCCGGTGCTAACGAAGGGCACGGTGGCCAACAGCTTCCGTTCGCGCTTCAAGGCCATCACCGCCGCAGTGTTTTGGTCTATTGGATATGCGAATCAACAACGCGCCGCCGCCCTTGCCGAGCGCCGCATCGCGGGCTGGCGCTGGAACGCAGTGCTGGACCCCAAGACCTGCCCAATCTGCCGCCCCCTCGACGGCACCACCGCACTGGTACCCGACGCTTTCCCGCAGGGTCCACCCCCGCTCCACCCGTTTTGCAGGTGTATCGTCATCCCAATCTTTAAGGACTAGAGTCACAACAACCGGAGCAAATCATGGCTTGCTGGATACCCGGCCCTTGGGTCCGCAAAAAACGCCCCACCACCCCAAACCCCAGTCCCACCAATGGATCAAGCCAAGATCAACGAGCTGCTGGAGCGCCTAAAACCACAAGAAGGCGAACCCCCAAACTTGCTGTATTTGCTACTGAACAGCAGGTTGAAAACTAAAGTACGCCCTCCGCAATCACCTTCGCAAGGGTAACCTAGTAGGGTACAAGTTACCCCCGACCACATGACTGAACAGGTCATGGGTGCTCCTTCCGTGGAGGAGCAAGTTGAGCCGGTGGCTCAGCAACCCGCCCCCCAAACTTCAGAAGACGCTGCAGCTCTCCGCCGCAAGCTGGAGCTTGTCCAGCAGGACAACCTCAGCAAAGGCGAAGCCAACCGAAAGCTCAATGAGCGCATCGGCGAGCTGGAGAAATCGCTGAAGGACACGGAGACCCGTATCAAGTCCACGCAGCAGCAGCAACGCGCCGACCAAGGTGAGTTCAAGACGCTGTGGGAAGAGGCCAATGCCGACAACGCCCGGCTCCAGCAACGGATCGTGGAGCTTGAAGCTGCGCTTCAGGCCAAGGATCAGGAAGCTGCAAACGAGCGTCTCCGCGCCACGGCCCTGCAACAGATCAGCTCTGCCAGCGCACTTGCCCCTGAGCAACTGCTGGGACTACTCAAGCCCCAGCTGCGCGACAACAACGGCACCCCCGTTGTCATCGTCAACGGCATTGAGCAGCCCCTTTCCGCGTACCTAGCGAACTTGAAAAATCCCGGTTCTGGCTGGGACCATCATTTCGCGCCCAACGGTGCCCGCGGCATGGGATCCACCCCCACAAGCAACGTCCCACCTGGCGTGGTGAACCCGTACAAACGGGAAACATACAACTTCACCGATCAGCTGCGCATGGAGGTCGAAAACCCTGAGTTAGCGAAGCTCCTCAAGAGTGAAGCTACTCGCGGGTAACCACCGGCAATCCCGCTACTCAAACCAATGGCTGCTCCTTTTCAGAATTACGACGGCGGTACATTTCTTACCGACCTCGTCACCCGTCCCGAGTTCCTTGCTTATTTGAGCGAGGAGATCGTGGAGCGTTCTGCTTTTGTGCAGAGCGGTGTGATGACCCGCAACGGTGCGCTTGACGCCCGTGCTGGCGGCACCCGCGTGCGCGTCCCCTACTTCCAGCCCATCAACCCGAACGAAGAGATCATCGAGTCCAACGCGACTTGGGGCGAATCCGGTCAGGGCTACCTCACCCCTCAAGGCATCACTGCTTCCGAGCAGGTGATGACCATCCTGCACCGCGGCTTCAGCTACGCGGTTGACGACCTGAGCAAGCTGGGCAGTGGTGCTGACCCCATGTCAGCTATCCGCGGCTACCTGGCTGCCTCCATCAACAAACTGCGCACTGCCACCCTGCTGGCGCAGCTAGAGGGCATCTTTGGCACTGCTCTAGCCGACAACACCCTGGACATCTCTGGTGAAGCCGAAAGCGACATCAGCGCGATGTCTGTGATTGCTGCCAAGGCCAAGCTGGGCGAGCGCGGCGAATCGCTCACCGCGATTGCGCTGCACCCGAACCAGTACTACTACCTGCAGCAGATCGGGATGCTGACCTTCACCGGCGGCAACGTGAACGCTGGCGACAACATCACCTGGGGCGCTGGCGGCATCAACGTCGGCTCTGTCGGTGTTGCCACCTTCGCTGGTCTCCGCGTGATCGTCGACTCGCAGCTGCCCAAGGCCTCGGGTGTGTACACCTCTTACCTCTTCGGCCCTGGTGCCGTGAGCGAGGGTGTGCAGCAGGAACTGCGCATCGAAGCCGAGCGCAACATCCTGTCGAAGCAAGACGTGATGGCCGTGGACTACCACTACGGTATGCACGTCAACGGCGTCACCTGGAACGACGCTGCGGACAACCCCGACAACGCTGCCCTTGAGGATGCCACCAACTGGACCCTCAAGTACGACCCGGCCCTCATCCCCGTGGTCCAGCTGAAGTCCGGCACCCCGCTCGACCCCATCGCCTCGTAAGCCTCCGGCTTACTGCACCCCACGGCCCCGGCACTGCGCTGGGGCCTTTTTTCTTCCTGCTGGAGCGGGAATCTAGAACAACACACCAGTAGCCATGACTGTCACCGTTATCGCCACAGTTGGTGGCACCACATCCAACAGTTTTTTGACGGTGGCAGACGCTGATGCAATCGCCAATAACACGCTGAACGTCTCAGATTGGACTGGAGCAACAACGGACGACAAGGGCCGCGCTTTGATCATGGCTACCACCGACCTGCAGGGTTTGGACTGGGTCGGCACCCGCGCCACCACAACCCAAGCGCTTGCGTGGCCGCGCACTGATGCAACAATCAACGGCCGCGAGATTTCCGACGACGAGATCCCCCGCGAAGTCAAGCAAGCCACATTCGATTTGGCGCTATCCATCTTGCAGGACGGCGGTGGCGCTGCTGGCGGCGACGGCGAGCTGGTGCCTGGCGTGCCCAACGCAGGCCTCAAGCGCCTCAAACTCGACGTCATGGAAATCGAATGGCGCACCGAGGGGCTACCCAGCAATCGCACCAGCACCTACAGCCAGCTGGTATCCCGCGCCCCCTCACTCACCACCGTGCTGTACGGCACGCTCAACACAAACGGCACCGGCGGCTCGGGCCTACTTGTCGGCGTGGTGCGCAGCTAAGCAATTCTTCCCACGCACTCTATTCTGTAGTGCATGGGACAAAAACCACGCCCCAAAACTGGATACTTAGCGACGCCGCTTACACGCGACGAGCAGTATCGCGTGGGACGTTTGTACCGCGAGCATCAAGGCTTGGTCAAGTTAATGGGCCGCAAAATGTGCCGCAAGTACACCTACGTGGCGCACGACGATCTGTTCAGTTGCATCGACATTGCCTTCATCAAAACATGCCGTGCTTGGGATCCCACCAAGGGCACCTTCAGCACGCTTCTCACCGTTTTTTCCGAAGGAGAGATCCGCCACTTCATCCGTGACCACAATTGGCTGGTCAAGGCACCTGGGACGGTCCGCACGGTAGGCCAGCGTGCCCGCCACATGCTGAATCGCGGCGAGCGCCTCGAAACGGTGCTGCAGCACTTGAACATCAGCGAGAAAAAGCTGAAGGAGGCGTTGGTTGCCACGCGCCCCACGGACCACGAAATCCGCGGCTTTGACCTACATGTCTGTCCCCGCCCCACGCCGTGGGACCTGTTAGAGGCAGAGGATGACGGGTAACCTAGTTCTATAAGTATCCTTTTTTCCCATGGCTACTGGGGCATTTTTCGCCGCCTTCAACTACAAGTTGTGGGTGAAGCTGGGCACCAGCTCCAGCACCATTCCTACCACTTACGCTGGAATGACCCGTGTGTTCTCGCTGGATAACGCCGGCATCCAGGCCACCAGCGACAGCACAGCGGTGCTGGACTATGACTCAGAGTATGGTTTCCAGGCCAACCTGATCACCGGCCAGAGCTACACGATCCCCTGTTCGATGAACTTGGACGTGTCGGACGCCGGCTACAAGATCCTGAAGCAAGCTGCCCTCGAAGCCACCCAAGGCACCTTGGTCGAGTGGTTCCGCGAAACCCCTGTTACCGACGGTTCGGGCGACGACCCCGAACTTCATGCCGGACTGGCGCAGGTGGGCTCCTTCTCTGAGGACATCGTTGCCGGCAACATCGCCAAGGTTAGCTTCGACCTGATCGGCTACGGCGCCTACGACTGGACCGAGCAGCAGGCTGGCAGCTGACGCCGCTCACCGCACAATAGGGATACGCACTGCCCCGGCATCCCCAGCCGGGGCTTTTTACTGCGTATCCAACGCCTTCCACCGTTGCACAAAGTACGGCAACAGCGGCTGGAGCCTCAGTGCCGGCGTAATCCAATCCCGCCCCGGCGCTATGTAGCTACGGCCCTCGCCAAGGTTTCCAACAATGTAGTTTCCCTCTAAAACGGCCTTGGAATACTTAGCTGTCCAGTTGATTTGCAACCTCACATAGGATGCCCCGCTGGTTATGTTTGGGTCTGTTTGCGAGTTCAGCAGGTTCCCCGTATCCACGATGTCTCGCGGAGTAGTGACCTGCTGCCCATTTTTCCGATATGTCACAATCTCGCTGCCGTCGCTGCGGTTGCGCGGCCAGTCGTACTGATCTTTCGACAGCTCCTGCTGGAGCTGAAAGCTAATCAACGGTCCGTAGTCGTCAAGGATTTGCTCCAGTTTGCGCTGGAGCCCCCTAGTGTCGAGTTTGACTTTGGTACGCAGGCGCATCAGAACTTCCGAGTTATTAACCGCACCGACTCACCGAGCGTGGTGTTCAACACTTCACCCAGCAGTCCGGTTTTGCCGTACCTGTAACGCAATGCTGTGACTTCGCACTGCACGGCCCCTTCGCCAGCAAAGTTGAGCGTACCGGCGGTGCCCACTGCGATGTCCGCATCAAAAGCTGTGGGGCTGACGGCGTAGCCTTCATACACCACGTCCTCCACGTCCACGCCGGGAAAGATGCGCTGGCTGGTGCTGTCGGCCTTAAGGAACATGGACACGGTTACGTCCTTGGTGGCGGGCAGCACGTTTCCGGTAGCGGGGTCGGTGTAGATCCCTGTGGTTGCGACTTTGAAGGTTGCGGTGGCGTTAGCCAGCGCAGACAAAGCTGACGCCATGGTTGCTGGAGCCCTTTACCCAAGGTTTCCATGGCAACCTCGGGTATAGGCATCGCTATTCCGTGGCAGAGCAACTCGGCGAGGCCTCCCTACGGCTAACGCTAGACACCAAGGGACTCGACGAAGCGCTCAAGGCCGCCAAAGCCAAGATTGAAGGCGAGCTTGGCGGCACCATCGAAAAAGCCGCCCAAAAGCAAACCGGCCAAAAACCAGGTGGCACTGCTGGAGGCCTTTCAGCAGAACTAAAGGCGTCAGCAAAGATACTGGCGCTACGCAACAGCATCAACATCCTTGAAACTAAAGGCTCGAATGTTAGTCAGTTTCGAGCACGTCTAGCTGAAATTGAAGCAGCTGCAGCAAACAGGCAGTTCAGATCAGTTGCACAGCAAGGCGAAGTTCTTCGCCAGCTGGTATCTGCCGAGCAGAACAGGCTGAAAGTAACAAAAAACATTACCACTGAAAACGAAAAGCAGCGCCGCCAGCAGATCAAGATTGCGCGTGAAAACGCAGTACCGGTTAGCGGTGTCATCAAGACACCGGGCTTACCGGCGTTTCAGTTCCCTGGTTCTCCTGGTATTCGCGGCGGCCGCCCACAGCGTGCCGTTGAAGGTGTTACTGCTGCAGCGCAGACACAAGTAACACGTAGTGCTGAACGAGCTGCTGCCGCTGAACGCAAACTTGCTGCCGACCGCGAAAAGACTGCACAGGCCACTGCACGTGCTGCAGCACGCGAGCGTAAGCAAGCTGCCGACCGCCGCCGCGACATTATTTCCAATGTTGCTATCGGCGCAGGCTTTCCATTGCTTTTTGGTCAAGGCTTTGGAGCGGCAGGCGGCGGCGCTTTAGGCGGTGGCGTTGGAGCTTTGTTTGGCGGCACTGCAGGTTTTGCTGGGTCCATTGTTGGTACTGCTATTGGTGCTGCAGTTGACAATGCGCTGTTAAAACTACAAGAGCTGGCTAAGGGACTTGAAAACCCCATTACAAACTTTGAGGCGTTGCGTCAAGCCTCGCTGTTGTCTTCCCGCGCACTTGAAAAGCAAGTCGAGGGGCTTATAGCTAGTGGCCGCACCACTGAAGCTGAACTGCTTATTAGGCAAGACTTAAACACCCTACTCGGCGATACTACTGCAGCCACTGAGTACCTAAACAGCGTTGATCGTCTCAATCGTGCATGGGCTAGAGGAACTACGATATTGGCTCAATTTACAGCAAAGCCTCTTGCAGATTTTATTGATTTTTTTGCTGAACCGATACAAGGCTTACAACTGGCAAACACCTTCGAAGAAAGAGCCTCACGATTAAACCCAAGACAGCAGGAACAGCTTAGACGATTCCAACGACAGCAAAGTGCGGAATTACCCACTTTTCGGTCTGGTGCACAAATAAATGAAGCGTATATACAGCTACTGCAAGAAATAGCAAGAATAACAGGAGAGGCAGCAAAGGCAGAAAAAGACCTACTTGCTGTCCGTGAAGCAGGTATTAAAGCCACGCAAGCACAAGCGCGAGCGCGTATTTTTGGTGCTTTTGGCGTTGAAGGTTTAGCAGCTTCTGCAGAATTACAAAGTATCCGCGAAAGCCAGAACGCGCTCGTTCCGCGATTTACAGACAAGACAGCACAGGAACAAGAAAGAATTGTACAGGAGCTGCGACAAAAAAATTTACAAACTGCCCAACAGATTGTAGACTTGCGTAATCAGGAAATTACCGCAGCTGCTAAGTTGCTGCAACTTGATGAACAACGCGAGCAGCGCAATGAAGCACTGGTACGCAGTATCGGCGACAGCACTCAACTGCTGTCTGTGCAGCCAGGTGTGTATAGAGATAATTTGCGTTTTGTCCAGCAAATACGCGAAACTTTACTAAGTGCTTCCGATGCACAAGAAACAAATTTGCGTAATTTGCAAGTAGCCCGTGATGCTTTAGGGGAGCCAACGCAAGCCAATGCTGTAGACCGCGAACGTCTTTTAGCGCAAGAACGTCAGGTTCGACTGGAGTACGTTGATGCCGCAGCGCAAGTTCGCTTGAGCTTAATTGAAGCCGCAGAAAGGCTACGAGATTCTTTCCGTGACGCAGCCTTACGTTTTACAGAGATCCGCGCCTCGGCTCAGGGACTCAATCGTTTTCTTACTCCACAACAACGTGAAGGTCGCGCCTTAGCAGATTTTGATATTTTGCTACCATTATTCCGCGCAGCACAAAGACGTTTTACGGAACTAACAGGTGTTCCAGCTCGTGAGCTTGTCGCTCCATCACAGGAAGCGCTTAATGCAGGCATACGAGACTTCATTGACGCTGTAAACGCAGAAGAAGCTTCGGGGCGTATTTTGGTTGATAGCCAAAAAGCGCTAAGAGACGTAAACCAGGGTCTGGTAAATGTTAATGAACGCTTAATTTCTGCTACTCAAACACTCGCTGATAAAAACTGGGTTGTTGACGTTCAAGTGGTTAATCAAGCTGGCGGGGCCACTACGGTTAATGCAATCAACGCTCTATCGCAATGAGCTTCACCCTTACTTACAACGGCGAGACCTTCGTCTTTAACACGCTCACCGCCCAGCCATTTGGTTATGCGGAGACGGACACCCAGGCTGGCCTCACTGCACGGCGCTGGCGTTTTGCGGGCCTCTGCACTCCAGCGGAGTGGGACGACCTCCTCACGGTGTACAACGCCTGGCAGTCCGACCGCAAGGAAGACGAGGATTCGCTCAAAAGCGGTGTGGTGGGCACCACCGCATCCATCACCACCAATGCCAATGGCATCACGTGGACGAGTGTGCCGTGCTGGTTTTCTGTCGCACCAAGCGGTGAACAGACCGGCTCGTACATCAGCGTTGACGGCGAAGTCGTTGATGCGTATCAAGCCTTGGAGGTCCTGCTGCGGCAGGAGGAGAAAAACAAAGAGCGCAACGAGGCGTTGCTGCCGGACCTTGGCACGGTGACGGTCGGCACCACAGTCATCACGCTGCTGAAGCCGATGGAGACCTACGAGAACAACCCGCAGGTGGCGCTTACTGCAGCAGGCAGCCATTACATCAGCGGCCCGCTCACGGCCTCCCGCATCCGCGACATCGAGGGCACCACCACCACTGCGGGCTGGGAAGACCTGCTGGAATGGTTCGAGGCGATTGTGCAAACTACTCCGGTCAGCAGCACGTGGTACCCCACCACGCCTCCTACTGCTACGGCCGAGGCTGTGATTGAGGATGGCGTCAAGACCACCCGCTATATAGTGAGCCTACGGCTTCTAGAAATCTGATGACCGTTGACATTCGCGCAAAGGTCATTTGTGATCTCGGCGAGGTCATCAGCGGCGGCTGGAGCGATGACCATGTCCAAGGCACGGGTTTAATTCGCACTCGTGGTGACCTAGTAATCAAAGGTCTTATTAGCCCCACGCTCGGCCAACCAGTCCAACTGGCATATGTGCAAAACGGATACGTCTCCCGTTTTCCCCGCGCTCTTCGTGTCCTTGGCGCTTTTGCCGATCCTTTCCGTCGTCAAACCACAATCCAACTGGGATGCGCCATCACCCTGCGCGAAAACCTAGCTCCTCAAACAGACGAGGAAAAAACTGCCGACACTTGGGACGATCCAGCTAATAATTTCATCATCTGCAGTGCGTTTGAAGACGCCACTATTTCCATCAGCGCCGCCTACGTCGCCAGCGTCTGCGCCGCCAAACTAAACATCAACACCACCGGTTTTGAGTTTCTCACGAACTGGTACACCGTAGAACAATTTGATCTAACTCCCGGATACGTCCAGGTTTTAAGCGATCTGCTGGTATCCGAAAGCTACGTCGGTTTTCTTGATGCGTCCGAGACGCTGCAAGTCCGTTCGCTTTTGGATTTTACTGGAACGTATACCGTCATAGAGCAGGACCGAGTTATCGACATCGGCCCAATTAACTCGGGCGAAATCCCAGCCGATACCGTCACAACCCGCTACACCTACAACCGCTTTACAAATCCAGAGCCACTAGACGAAGATGGCCGCATGGTGCGGAACTGGGAAAAAGACGTAACTGTTGGTCCCGCAGTTCAAGTAGACATCTTCGGTTTCGGCCAAAGCTACCGTCGTGTTGTAATACCGGAAACAACCGTCGTCACAACGTATGACTCTTTTAACCGTGTTATTAAAAGAACAGAAACCGAAATAACCCATACCTGCATAACCAATCCATCATACATCCATGATTTTTTAGGCACAGGCCTTGAATTTAACGATCTTCCCGACGAAAAAATAACGGAAACCGTTTTTAACTACAAAAGGGCTGCTCAAGAACTGGCAGATCCTGACGAGCCCGTACCACCAGGTTCGTGTAGGACTCTTTACGGCAATCTCAGTTTTTACGATCCAGAAACAGACAACGACATCATAAGTCAGGTAACTACCGTATATCAATCCCCCATGGCAGTAGCTGGGGCACTTCCTATTGAGGTTTACCACGAAGAAACGGACTGGCGTTACGATCCAGAAGTAATTGCAAATGTGATTACAGACATACAAGAAATAACGTACGACAAAGATGACAGTAGCGGCATCACCAAAACGACTACAGTCATTTTTCAAGCGCAAGCGTTGTTGCAGGCAGGTCAGCAGATTCTTGCGCAGGAGTTATTTCCAGTTCCTCAAAGTTTAGAGGACTTATTAAATTCTGTTTTTAACTCTTACAGGTTGATCCATATGGGCACTTCGGTGTCTACACGCACCGACCGCGAGTATGGCATACAGCGCCGCCCAAGCCGCAGCGAACTTAATAATGCTGCCACTGTAAAAGCCTCACTGGAACCGACCAGTGAAGTGGAGTTTATTTACGGCACCGAGACAAGCGAAAACGTCACGTCGTATGCAATGCCATACGCGCCTGATGACCGCATCGGCTACAACATGATCACCAACAGTTACGAACTGGTATCGCCGAGCGATGCCGAAGTAAAAGCCCGAAACTACGGTCGCGCTCAGAACGGGCTGGCGTATGGCCACCGTAATGGTTTTTCAATTCAGTTATCCGCTCCTGAAACTCCGCCTTACCCGCTGGATCGCCTGCGCATCGACGCTGCCGAATACGGCGCCGGCTATGTATGCAACGGCACCAGCTGGAGCTTCGACAGCAACGGAATTGTCTGCAATACCGACGCCCTTTTTATTGGCGGAATCGGCACTACAAACACTGGCGGGTCGCTGTGGTTTGCAGTCCAGCCAGGCATTACGCTGTTGGGACCAGCTCCCGAGGTGTACAAAAACGAGTATCCCGAGCCTGCCAATAGCTACCCAGTTGACGAATCGTTTGACCCACTTAATCCTCCAGAAGACTTCTGGGACGAATTACTGCCCACCGACAGCCCCGCCGTCCCTGCTGCAGAAAGCATCATCGTAGATCTAGTGCCTGCATGGAAAGAAGCAATAAATGAGCTTTTAGCTGTGCGCAGCACCATCAACGTAACCCGCGGAATCATCAACATTCCAACGGTTCAGCCTGTAGTACTAACAACGCGCACCACCATAAGCGCATTGGAGCTTAGTGCTCGAAATAGCGTACTACCAATCAAAATTAAACTCAGTGTGCAAGAAGCTAGTGCCGCTATCCGCGAAGAGCCAGTTGAACTGCTCAACATACTTTCGACTGGCGCCTACTTACTCATGTAATCCCAATGGCAGTCTCTCTCATTCCTGCATCTACATTTGGCCGTCACGCGCTGACGCAGTTGTTCCAGACAAATGGGACCGCACTGCAAGTGCAATTACTCAACGTGCCCACGTCAGAGCCAGGTGATCGCACCACGTGGACTTGGGACAGCCACTGGAAAAACTATGTTGTTGCTGGAGCATTTAGCGGCAGTGGCGGCTTGCTTGATATGCGCACCACAGGAACAGCTCCTCCCAGTTCAATTGCGCTGTACGAAGAAAGCACAATGGTGTACACAGGTGCCTACTACGACGGGCTGTACATCGAAGATGACCGCTACGTGCTGATTTACAACAGCAGTGGTTCTACCATTACGTTTACACATTTTGCTGTTTTTGCCGCACAACCGGCAGCCAACACACTTGCAGAACTCAATGATGCTAATACCTACTGTCTTTTTGTATCTGCCGAAAACACGGATGAAGACCCAGCAACATTAGACGCTTTATCCTACGCTTTCATTGCTTTTGGCGTTTACGACGCAGTCTTTTTAGGTGGAGCAGTGGTTACAAGCACTCCTAGCCTCCAAGAATGGGTAGATAATGCTTTACTTACTCCACAAGACCAACCATTTCCTTTAGTAACTACTAACACAAAACACTACCCTTTTAACAAGGAGCAAACCCCTTTTGTAGAACCTGCGTACAAAACTATGGTGGCATCCACCGCTAATGCAAGCCAGTCCTATATTTTAGGAGAACTCCTTAATGTTACTAGCACTGTTCCCGCTTTTGACGAAGGCTGGAGTGCGTGGGAAACGTATCGTATTAAACGGTACGCAGTATCCCCTTTAAACTTTGTGTTCGAGTACACAATAGAATCAGACTATGTTGATATTGTTATCGGTGGCGATACTTACAGAACCACTGTAAGCGGCAACAAGCTAAGTCCAGTAGCTCCTGCTGACCTGCTATTTACAGCACCCAGTTCGGGTTCTTATACCTACACCCATGTAGCTTTATTCGCTAACGAAACCTCGACACCTCCACCTCCTAATTCCACTTATGTGTACACAAATCAAGATAAATTTATGGGAGTTATTGAGTTGGCATCTTCCGTGACCATGACAACTACAAGCACCGCTCGTGCGTATCCGATCAGAGTTTCAATGCTGTACGAACCTGAAATTGAAGTCGAACTCCTGCCCTAGGTAAACTGGGGCAATCTAGGTTTACGCTGTTTTCCCCATGGCCATTACCACTGCCATTAGCCAAGCCGAGCTGGAGCGCCTTGCCGCAGCAGCCTACGAAGGACTGCCATACCGCATCTGCCTAGCACTTAATGGGGCTACCGGCTTAACGGTTAACAGCAGCGTGGCTGCGTGGGACGGCGAAGAACTTAGCGGCAACGGCTACGCCCGCATCGAAGGCTTTATCGGCAATGGCAGCTGGGACCCCACAGACCTGCGCTTTGAAATGCCGCAGATCAGCGCCGAGTTCCAAGCCAGCGGAGGCACCCTCACCTACGACACCGTTTACACCGTCATTGATGACGGCTACGAAGAAACACTCCACAGCATTATCGTTGAAACCCCTTCAGTCACGCTTGTCGATGGCGCCAGCATTATTTACCGCATTACTCTTGCCACCGACGACTGATCTGGCTGGAGCACCTAAGCGATGGCCACCAAAATAAACATTACCATCGGTGATCAGCGTTTACTTCAAAATGTTAAGACTCGGGCTGCCGCCAATCAGCAAGCTTTAAACGACCGCCAACAAAACGCAAAGACCGCGAACAGTGCTACTGAAGCAGTCGAACGAGAGGAGGAAGATCGAAACGGCGTACCAGAACCTAAAGTCGTACGCCGCCCCGCTGCCAATCGTCGCAAAAAAGAAGAGTTTGGTTTTGTGGGAATCGACTTATCAGATTTTCGCACAGTTGGAGCACCTTTAACAAGAACCGCAGTATGGACCAGATACAACTTAGTACAAAGTAATCCTATAACAATAGGAGAATTTAGCGAAACAAATAGATACGACATAAGAACAAAAACATTGGATCCTTTCTTTGTAAAAAACACTCAAGACACTTCAACGCAACAAGAATCTAAGCTGTGTAGCGGATTCACTGCGTACACACGCGCTTTCTCTATTGAGTCGCTACTATGGACTACTCGCAGTGCGTACATATTTAGATCTAGTGTAAGTGGGGATTTAAGCCGTTACTCGACTATTCCAGCTTTTGACTTAAACCCTGCTGTACTAAACGTTGTAGACAGACCCGAACTGCTGGTGTCTTGTACGCCTACTCATGTTTATTACGCAGCTAAAGTACGTGTTGATGAAACATCTCAAAATGTTATTGATGCCTACAACAATGCTAATTTCTACACTTTTACTTCCGGCAACACTACTTTCGTTGTAGGCACTTCGGTAAACGGACCCAAGAGCTTTACCTTAGGCACTCCAGAAAACTTCCTAGAAGAAAAATTTACTTACATTCCTTCTTCTGGTTTGGCGCCTTTAACTGTTACGGGGTTTAAACGATATACGTTAGGGATATATGCAAAATGCGATATAGAACAAGGCACTATAGAAAGTCGGACTGTAGCACTGACCGATCTTGTCGCGGCTGACCCTGACTTTGATGCTGCAGGCCAGTCAACCCAAGGAGCTGCTTTTTATTTCTACTCAAACCTGGATACAGATAACCCCCATTATCCTTTATTCCAAACAGCTATAAACACATTTGGCAAAAATAACTCCTTAAGTTATGCAGCGTTTCTATGGCCATCTAGCCTTAATTATGACATAAAAACCGGAAACGCTTTATTTTTAGCTGACTTTGAACCCCAAGTTACAAACACAAAAGCTCTCATGAAGAAAACTTTTACAGCTGGAACAAGTTACAGCGTGGTGCGAGCCAGTCTTGGAGGTGCTCAATTTTTCTCCCGTGCATTTTTGGAAGAAAAAGGATTTACATTTGTAAGGAATATCGACGTTACATCTCCGTACAGTGAGGCGTATGACGCTACCTGTCCGTTTGGTACGATCCAATGACCAGCACTGCTCCCATATCCTCTCTGCTTGACGCCATTCGTCTTCGTACTGCTGCCAACCAAGCTGCATTAGTGCGTCGCCAGATTGCCAGCAAAACCGTTTCTAGTACAATAGCCGAAGTTAAGACTTTCAAGTGAGCAAGCTGCCTTTTGTTGTTGCCCCACGCACGCCTGAGCTGCGGCGTGTCGGCAACGAGGTCACCGGTGTGCTGGAGATCCCAGTGCTCGGCGGAATTACGGTTGGCGAAGCAGCGGTAGTCGCGGAGCTACTGGCCAATGAGCAGCAGGCTTTTGTGCAGGGTGCCCGCATCGCCGACGCTATCGCCAAGGAAGAGAACATCACCCTTAGCGAAGCGTTCCACATTGTCGAGGCTGGCGCTTTTGGCAAGGAGCTGGAGCCCGCTGCGGATGAGATACGGACTCGTCATGCCGAGCGCATCGCAGAAATCACAAAAATTTACGCAACTGCTGGCCGCCGCAACATGGAAGCCACCGTCACCGCGCTGCTCCGCTGTCGCCTAAATCTGCCGCACTGGAGCACTGAGGATACCCGCACCATGCACGAGGTGCTGTTCAACGGTGTGCTGGAGTTGGCGCGGGAAGAACAGGATGCCGAAAACATGGTCTCCTCGCCGATCACTGAGGAAGACCTAAAAAAGCAGCCGCCGGAAACTACGACTCCACCCAAACGGACTGGGAGGAAATCTTCTACGACCTAGCCGCCGGCTTCCCAGGTCTGTTCCAGCTCACCACGTTTGCGCATCAGCTGCGCACCGTAGTGCTGCGCGCTTGGCGCCAGCTGCACCGCATCCGCCGCGAGCAGGCCGCAATGCTGGAGCTACCACAGGCACAGCACATGGCGCTGCTGGCCAACATCAACCGCGACCCCAAAAAGTCCAAAGCGTTCCAAGCCTCGGACTTCGCCATTTTCCAGCGCAAGGAAGAGGACACCGCAAAGTTGCCGGCGGATGTTGCAGCGGT